CGTCCCCATCGTCTAGAGGCCTAGGACATCACCCTTTCACGGTGGCGACCGGGGTTCGAATCCCCGTGGGGACGCCAATTCTTGAAAACCCCGACTCCGGTCGGGGTTTTTCTTTGCCTGTGATTCCTGGGAAGGCCCTATCCACGCATGGTGTGGATGGCTTCACCCCGATTACGGCTCAGAACCGCCGATACATCCCGATCGATGCCGGTGCCGTGGGCGCGAAACCAAACTGTGCGTACAACCGATGCGCCTCGCCATCGGCCAGCAGGCTGACGTACGCCGATGGCGGCAGGTTGGCCTGCATCCAGCCATCCAGGCGCCGCATCACTTCCTTGCCCAGGCCCTGCCCCTGCAACCGCGGCAGCACCGCGATATCACAGACCTGCAGGTGGCAGCCGCCATCGCCGACGATACGGCCCATCGCCACCAGCTCAGTGCCCTGGTAGGCACACACGCCGAACAGCGTATTGGGCAGCGCGCGGGCGGCCGCTTCCCGGGCCTTGGCACTGAGGCCTGCAAGCACGCGCAACCGGCAGTAGTCCTCGACCGTGGGCACGGCTTCGCGGAACTGGCAGGTGATGGAATCAGTCATGCGGCATCTCCAGATGGGTCGGGCTATCCTGCCGCATCCACGTCGCAGCCGCTGCGACCCAGGCCCCCAGAGTCCCATGTGCTATTCCGCCCTGATCCGCGCTGACTACGCCAAGCTGGTACGCGAGTTCGGCGCCATCCTGTCGCTGGAGGAGTTCGCCGAACTGTACGCACACGATCCAGGCAAGAAGCGGCCGAAGACGCCGAAGGCGATGGATGACGGGTTCGCCGGTGCGCGTACCGAACAGGGCCGGGACATCGTGGCGAAGATCCAGCAATGGCATGCGCAGGAGCAGCAGGCGCTGGAGGCTGAACTGGTCCGGCAGCGCGAACGACGCGATATTGCCCATGCCACGCTGGCCACCCGGCCCACGCAGAAAGCGCGCAATGACCTGCGCGTGGCCGGTAACCGCATCGAGCGCGCGCAGGCCCGGCTGGACGACCTGCATCGGGTGCAGCTGCTGCCGCGCGACAACCGCATTTTCCCCGGCAGCTACGCACCGGTGATGGTCAGCGAGAACGGCCGGCGCGTGATCAAGCCGATGCGCTACCAGTGCCGGTTGCCGGACAAGCCGGCGCGCAACGACGTGCTGTACCCCGGCACCTACAACGCGCGGCGCGACAGCCTGGAAGGTTACTGGCGGGGTGCGTTCGGACTGCGCCACGGCGTGGTGGTGGTGCAGGCGTTCTACGAGCACGTGCCCCGCCACGCCATCGCCGGCCGCAGCCTCGATGCCGACGAAAAGGAGCAGGACGTGGTGCTCGAATTCCGCCCCGATCCACCCCGCGACCTGCTGCTGGCCTGCCTCTGGGCGGAATGGGAAGGACCGGAAGGCCGCCTGCTTTCGTTTGCCACGATCACCGACACACCGCCCAGCGACGTCGCCGCTGCCGGGCATGACCGCGGCGTGGTACCGATCCGCAGGGAACACCTGGACGCCTGGCTCAACCCCGAACCGGATGATCTGGCGCGCCAGTACCGCATCCTCGATGACCGCGAGGAAATCCGTTACGTGTACGAGGAAGCGGGCTGAGCGCCGGACGCGAATGAAAAACCGCGCGTGGGCAGGGCTCCTGGATCAGGGGTTGCCGCCGCGCATCGCAGACGTGAGGATTCAGCCCCCGCAGCTTCCCCCTGCCGGTGCGTGGCGAGCGGCTCAGGCCTTGGCGCTGGAGCGTCCCACCGCACGCGCCAGCGCCCGCGACAGATCGGCCGACAGGTACGGCTTGACCAGCAACAGGCCGGCCAGCATCGGCGCAGGCAGCTGCTCGGCCAGCATCCCGGTGGCCAGCACGAACGGAATGCCACGCGCCGAAAGCGCTGCAGCCACTGGCTCACTGGTCTCGTTGCGGGCCAGCCGGTAATCCAGCAGGGCCACGTCAGGAGTGCTCTGCTCCAGCAGCCGCAGGGCCTCGGACACACTCGCGGCAAGCCCGACCACAGTCGCACCGGCATGCACCAGCTGCATCTGCAGCAGGGCCGCACTCATCTCGTCGTTCTCGACCACCAGCACCCTCAGGTCCTGCAACACTGTCATCAGCTACCGCTCCTGGAGGCAATTGCACGTCGGGAGTATAGCTACCAAGGGGCCAATGCCGACAGGAACCGCCCTGATAGGCTCTCCTACTAGGCATCTCCTGCCGACCTCGGTTACACTCGCACGCTGCCTGCCGGTGTGGCGGAATGGTATACGCAGCTGACTCAAAATCAGCCGGGGGTGACCCCATGAAGGTTCGAGTCCTTTCACCGGCACCAGAACCCCTTGCGGCGCAAGGGCTTCAACGAAAATGGCGTAATGGAGTCGTGAATCTTCCGGCTCCGCCTTTTTCTTCTGTCTCTTCTCCCTCGCTACACCCCTCGCTGCAATTGCTGCAGCCCTGCCCTCACCCACGCCTTGGTGCGGGCGTCCCTCGCTCGGGGTTTCGTCTCTACCGGCGGCTTTCGCGGTTCAAGTGCTGCCTTGATGCGCTCGATCTCCTTCGCCCCGGCCTCGGCCAGGCGCCGGGCCTGTTGCTGCTCGCGGGTCGGCGGCAGGCCGGGTAGCGGGGGCGGCGGCTGGATCGGGGTGCTGTCAGTCAGCCGGGCGACTGCCTGACGCAGGGGCAGATCGGGATAGAGCCTGGCCGCACACCAGCGCTCGGCGTACCGCTTCGCCTGCCGGACGTTGGCCGCGCGCACTTCCTTCACTTCCCAAAACTTATGGCCTTCGAGCCATAGGCGTACCCCAGGCCCGCCATCGGGTTCGACGCCGGCCGTCTCCCGGCCGTTGTACCAAAGCGCCCAGCGCTCGCCGGTCTGGACCCAGCCAGAGGGGATTGGGGCGGTGCGGAAGCCTTGGTAGCCGTTCGAGGGACGCATGGATGGAAGGATACGCCCTGGCGTCGCAAGGGCTGCGACATGATCGCCGCCGTCCGGATGGCACGAGCTGGGGCACCCACGTTAAGGCTGGTGACGACCATGATTTCATCTATGTCGTTGTTTTGTATATTTTTTATGATGGCTAAAAGTTGGTTGAAATTTGGGCATCAAATGGTGCAGCCAGAAAAGAGATGTGCAATACTCCCCTTCACCCCGCCCGTCCGGCCACCCAATGCAAACTGCCCCGCTCTTCCTTAGCGTCCCCCAGAGGGACTCTTTGCAGTTCGGAAAAGGCGACTATTTCGAACCTAAGAAGGTTGCCGAGTTCATGCACTTGGACCGCAATGCGGTCTCCAAAATTGCCTCGGTTTCATCCGCTTCTGTTCGGTGGGATGAAAACGCTCCCAAAGCTGTGAGGGAGCGCCTGGAGGAAATCGGAGCAATCGCGAATATGGTCGCGGACATCTTCGAAGGAGATGCGGCCAAGACTGCTCTCTGGTTTCGAACCAAGAACCCTCTTCTAGGGGATATTGCGCCTAGGGATATGGTCCGCCTAGGTAGACATGACCGTTTGCGTCGATTTATCGTTACTGCCATCCAAGAGGATCAGGTTAGGTAGCGCATGCCAAGGAGGCCTCAGCAGCCCGTTCCTCTACACGGCATTCCCAACGACTTCCCCGCGAATATTCACGTCCTCGACAGATTCACCGAATCTGATCTGGAGGTGTGGAAGAAGCGATCTCGTGAACTAGACGCTCTTCACGATGAGCTATATCACGGGCTGGAGCCAGAGAGGACCAGGAGACGCGATCAGCTAATCGAAGCGCTGAACTCGAGACCGGCGCCTCCTTTTGACTTCACAAACTGGGTGCGAATGGTGCAGTACCGCTATTCGCATGACCCTCTCTCTGCTGCCGGCAGCGTGCGTTCGGTGGGAGGACGATTCAGCATCGGGAATGACTGCGACGAATCTGGCGCTGCAGCTGTGTTCCCTGCCCTCTACATAGGGGATTCGCACGAGACTGCTTTCCGAGAATGCTATCAAATGGCCTCGGATAAAATGCAAGCCACTGGCCTAACCCCAGCAGAAATGAGCCTTCGACGAAGCGATGCTTCGGTGCGAATAAACGGGCACATTGAGCGGGTGTTCGACGTTAGAAGTCTTGACAACCTAAAGCCGGTTGCAAAAGTCCTCGCAAAATTCACAGTCCCGCGCGAGCTGGCAACTCTTGCAAGGTCGCTCAAGTTGGGTAAGCCAGATGAGCTACTGATTCGTACGCCATCACGCCTTCAGTCCAACCTACAGGACGTGAACTGGCGGGCTTGGCCAGCACAGTTCGGCCTGCCCTCTCCAAGCCAGCGATTTGGCTTGCTCCTCAAGTGGGCTGGATATGAGGGTGTGTTGTACCGATCCAGTAAGCAGCCTGGTTCCAGCTGTATCGCGGTGTTTCCCAGCAATCTGTGCAGCGACAGGACTTATGTTGAGCTCGCTGATGACCATCCGCCGAACGTGACTCAATCAAGGCTCGACCTCAGCACTGCGGACTCCCTTTGTGGGTGGGAACACGTCCGTCAAGCTGATCGGGCTCCATAGCGCGCCGTACCGGCGCGGCGCTGCTCACGCGCTTCCGGGTTGGGCTGCCTGCGGCCCCGTATCCGGCAAGGTCAGGATGCCCGCCTTGGCCGGCCGACACCATCGGGCAACCTCGCCCTGTCGGGTCGGGCTGTGCCTACACGCCCCGGGCACGGCCGGCCGGGATACCCTCCGGCCATGTGCGGTCGATTCGTCCAACTCCCCGTGATCGACTTCGGCCAGCCGGGGCTGGCTGACCTTGCCCCCGGCCTGGCCGAGATCCAGCCCAGCTACAACCTCGCGCCGACACAGCGCGCCTCGGTGATTCTGGACCGGGGCGAAGGTCGGCAGGTAACCCGGCTGGCGTGGGGCCTACTGCCGTTCTGGGCCAAGGCCAAAGGCCTGCAGGGCTCGACCATCAACGCCCGGATCGAGACGGTGTCCACCAAGCCGGCGTTCCGGTCAGCGTTCAAGAAGCGCCGCTGCGTCATCCCCATGGCCGGCTACTACGAGTGGTCGGTGAGCCCGATCGATGAGAAGAAGGACCCCTGGTTCATCCACGCCACCGGGCCGCTGCTGGCCGCAGGCCTGTGGGAGGACACCAGCCCCCTGCTGCCCGAGGGCAACCTGGGCACCTTCACCATCATCACCGGCGACAGTAGCGGCGTATCGGCCGACATCCACGACCGCATGCCGGTGTGGCTACAGGCCGGGCAGATCGATCAGTGGATGGCCGCCAGCCCCGACGACGCCATGGCCATGCTGCTGGCCAGCGAGCCGCCGGCGATGGAGGCATACCGGGTCAGCCGCGCGGTGAACACGCCGCGGAACAACCGCGAGGATCTGCTGCAGCCGGTCGCATGAGATCACGTTCGCGACGGCTAAACGCGAACGGTTTTCTATAAGACGCATGCGCAGCTTTCGGCGTAATCTCAACCCTGTTCGCAGCACAACACAGGGAGAGCGTCATGCGCGTACCGCTTACCACCACCATTGCCGCAGCGCTGATCACCGGCTGCAGCACCGCGCCGGGCGTGATACACGGGCGCACGGTCGAACTGCATCGGGAGTCGTCCGTCGCCGGCGAGAGTCTCGACGACTTCGTGGTCCGCATTGCCCCACACGCTTTGGAATCGTCCAAGACTGCCCGCGCAACGGTTTGCGGGCAGATCGAACAGAATGCAGGCATCTTCAGCGTGCAGCTGAAGACCGACGGCTATGTCAGCGACTGCGGCTTGCCGAAGACTGGCAACCCGTATCTCCTGGTGAATGGCACAGCCACCGACGTGCGAGAGAACCATTTCTCGCAGGTGAACTGGCAGCGCCCTGGCTATCTGGTCACGCCTTGGTCGGTGAAGTACCAGGATGGAACCAGCAAGCGGCCTCGCGTCGTTCGCTAGTAGTTCCGCATGTCCAGGATCAGGCCGGTCAGGTTGTTGTAACCCATCTGGCCAGTCGGTGGGTACGGCGGCCCCGGCCCTTCATCCGTCGCGCTGCGAGTGTTGATCAGCCCGACGCTGATCGTTCCATTGGAATTGGTCCGCACGCCCACGACGTAGCCCACCGTCTGGGTGCGCCAGCCGCCGCCGCCGCTGATCGGTCCGCCGTCCACACGGGTGTACAGGCCCGTGTTGCAAATTCCGACCGCGTACCCCGATGTGAGCGGGATTGCGATGTCCACGGTTCCAGTACCGGCAAGGGTGTTCACCATCTGCAGGACCCGCATGTACTTGTAGCGTGAGTCGAAGATCACCCGATTGTTGGCCGGATTCCGGATCCTCAGCCCCTTCGTAGTGATGAACTGCATTTGAGCCACGTCGGTGGTGTCGAACACCCAGTAGGTAACGCTTGCCCCGACGACGTCGGTGTTGATCACCCACTCGTAGGTGGACCCCGACTGGCTCTTGCTCACCACTCCGACAAGCGCGCCGGAGCAGTTGACCGCCAGGATGGGCTCGTTGCAGCCGGCGACCTGAATCACAGCCCTGCCAATCGTCTTACCGCCGATCCCAGGAACGGTGTAGGCGTTTGCCTGTACGACGAAGGGCCCTGCCTTCATCCCTAGGCACTCCCAACTTGGGTCGATCTGGATAAGTGAACCGCCTTCGTTGCGGATGCGCGCTCCGACGGTCATTGGTCAGTACCTTCCATAGACGAGCACCCCGGACCGGTTAAACAGCGGATTGGCCGACGAATAGGTCCACGTGATCGTGTTGCCATCGTCGCTGAATCTCGGAGACGCGTTGTAGTCTGGCTCAGAAGTGGACGCGTTGAACCAGTAGAAGATCGGGTTGCTGCCGCTGGCAGGAACACTTACCGATCCGCTGACACCTGCGCTCAGCTGCTGGCGCCCCATGATCCTTGGCAGCCGCGTTGTGATGTCGACCAAGACGTTCCCAGCGGGGTCCCGTTGCCTCAATCCAAACGCCATTACAGCAGCTCCCCGAGCTCGACCAATGCAACGCTGCCGGTGCTGTTCCAGAATCGCAGCGCGCTATCTGTCAGTTCCATATAGCCGCCGTTGGCGTTCACGCCTCGCATCGTCAGCGACGCGTTCTTGTCGAGCTTCCACCGCGGCTGGCCGCCCGCACCGACCGCCGTAGACTGGATTACATCACCGATCATGGCGTTCTGGATCCAGCCGGTTCCGATCAGGGCCTGGCTGATAAACGTCTGGCCGTTCTGAACCACGAACGGCGCTGTCGTCACGTTGTTTGCTACGTTGATCAGTGCGAAGCGGTCTACCTGGAACAGCGCCTGGCTCTGGAAGCTTCCATCGGGCTGCTGCTCGACACCCAAGCCGAAGCCGGCGCCGTAGATCCGGCCGTCGGACGTAACCTGCGCTCGAAGCGTGTATGTGGCGCTGATCTTCCCATTGAGGTCAACCACAGCCTGCGAGGTCTGCTCGACAGCCGCCTGCGTTTCGCCGACCTGCGCCTGAACAGTATCGGTCCGTTTCGCCTGGGCGTAATCGCCCTCGGCGATCACCGTCTGGATAGTCAGGGTTCCGGCGAAAACCGTCTCGTCGCCGGCGCCCCAGTCCTCGTCACCCGCAGCCTGCACGTTCAGCTGCACGAACAGCCCGTCGGTTTTCTGGCCGATGGCCTGAAGGCCGGTTTCCGGATCGTTGACCTGCAACTCCAGCGTGTTCACCCGGCCAGCGACCGCACCTGCTTCCGCAATGGCGTCGCCTACGTCCTGCCAGTTCGTGCCCGGCGGCTCTTCGTTGCCCGGATTGGTGCCCTGCCAGCTCCAGATCTTCCCGTTGTACACGACCGTCTGCCCCGGCTCGTAGGTCGCGGCTGCGTCCCAGATCAATGGCACGATCTGGTCGATGCTGTCGATCTTGCCGCGCAGTGCCTGGCCCAGCGCGCTCTCGCTGATCTTCCCAGCGAAGTACGCGTCGTAGTCGGACTGGTTGGTGCTGGCTTCGCCCATCACTCCAGCGCCCGCCGGATACCACGGGCCGATGTTGCCACTGCGGTCAACCAGCCTTGCCCAGAAGTAGAACCGCGCACCGGCGGCCAAGCCGTCCAGTTCGAGACGGTTCTGCGGGTAGGCATAGTCGCCCAGCTTGGTGGCCGTCTCGCGGTTCGGGCTGGGGCTGCGCCAGATCTCAGTGCGCTGTGTGTCCGTCGCCCCGGGCGGGAACGCCCAAGTCAGCCGAATGCCAAAGACGATGGACGTGGCAGTCAGCGAGGTCACCGCCGGCGGCGGCTCGGTCTTTCCGGCAATCGTCGTGAGCGGGCTCATAGCCGGGAGCGAGACGGCATTGAGCGCGTTCACCGCCCTTACGCGTGCAAGGTACTGGCCGGCGTAGATCCCGGGCACCTCGATGCTGCTGGTGGCCACGCGCCCAGCGCGCACCCAGTTGAGGTCGTCGCGGCGCCACTCCACGTCGTACGCAATGGCCTTGTCTGCCGGGTCCCACTGGATGGTCAGCGTAGGGGTGGCGATGCCCTGCTCGATCACCACGTGCGAGGACAAGGCCACGTTGGTTGGCGGCGGCTGGACGCTGGGCGGGATGATGCTGATCGGCGGAAGTTCCAGCCGGGTGCCATCGTCGATCGCCGCATACTTGCCCGGGACGTGCTTCAGCGCGGTGATGTTGTAGGTCAGTTCCTCGCCTTCAGTGACGGCGATCACGCGGAACAGCTGCAGCACCAGGTCGCTGGATTCGGTGGCCCAGACGGACTGCGGCACCGGGACCGTCGACCACGGCGCCGAGACCGTCACCACTCCCGTGGCGGCATCGATCCCGTTGATGGTCCGGCCTTCCGTGCGCCCACTGGGCAGCGTGGCTCGCAAGGTGTCGCCCACCGCCATCGTCTCGGGCACCAGGTCCAGGGTGAGACTGCTGGCGCCCGCAGCACGAATGCGGCCGGCGTTCCGGCGCCCCGCCCGGTTGGGGTCGGCCACCTGGATGACGTCGCCCGGCATGCAGTTGAGTGCGTCCAAGCCCACCGCGAAGCTGACGGTCTCGGTCTCCAGGCTCTCCGTGTACAGGATGTGGTTGCCCACCCGCTGCGCCTGCGCACGCGAATGGCAGCCGATCGCCGTCACCTCGGTCTGGTTGACGCCGTAGCGCGCGATGGCGTCGAGGTGCTGAACGACCTCCACCTTCTGCCGGCCGAAGTCGTCGGGATCGGTCCACGACACCAGCGCGACGGTGTGGCGTGCCTTCCGGCCGCTACCTTCGTAATGGAAGCGGCCCTCGATCACGTTGGCCTGGCTGTATGTCGGGCCCGGGTCCTTGGGCATGTCGGCCGAGGCCATGACCTGGCCGGCCGCGTAGAAGCTGATGCCTCGGAACATGCCGGCCATGTCCTGCAGCACCTTGTAGGCGTCCGCCCTGCTCTGCAGGTACAAGCTGCAGGTGAACCTCGGCTCCTGGCCGCCCATGCCGTCGCTCACCAACTGATCGCAATACTGGGCGATCTGGTACAGCCGCCACTTGTCCACCCAGTCCAGTGGAATGCGGTTGCCGAGGCCGAACCGGTCGTTGGTGACGATGTCGAAGAACACCCATGCCGGGTTGTTTGTCCAGGCCGACTTAAAGGTGCCGTCCCACACACCACTGTAGGTGCGGTCGATAGGATCGTAATTGCTGGGGACGCGGATGATGCGTCCCCACACCCGGTAGGAGCGCGACGGGATGTTCTGGAACTGGCTTGCGTCGACCTGCACCGCACACAGCGCGCTGTTGGGATAGCGAAGCTTCACGTCGATGATCTCGGTCATCGAGAGCACGTTGACCACGTCCGAGATCAGCGAGTTGTTCTGGTTCGGGGTCAGCCTGCGAATGCGCACCTGCCACTGCGAGCCAGCCGGCAGGTCAATTCGGCGGCTGCGCTCGTACTGCGTCGTGGTCTTGCCGGTGATCGCATCGTTGAGCACGGTGGTGTAGGCGCCGCCGTCGACCGATAGGTCCACCGCGTAGCTGATCGAGTAGCCGTTCCGGTCGCCGTTTTCCTCATCCACCTTCTGCAGGGCGGGGACGGCCAGTCGGATGCGCACGGCCGAGAGATCAGACCCGCTTACGGTGCGAACGACCGGCTGGTCGCTGCGCAGCTCCACGTTCACAGAGATCTCGTTCTCGACCGAGGGGAACCCGGGGATGTACTCCTGGTCCTGCGTACCTGATCGGGTGTCGACGGTAACACCAGCGAAGTTCAGCCCGCCGTCCGGGTTCTGGATGGGAACCTGGTTCAGGTAGATCGACTGATTGCCGGCCACCAAGCCCCGGATCTCGCCCTCGCTGACAAGGTCGATGATCCTGGCCACGGCCATCGAGTGCAGGCTGTCCGGGGTCTCCACCGGCGTGCGGCCGTTGCTGCCGCTCTTTCCGCCGGCGCCTGCCAGCTGCAGCCCGCGTGCGATTGGAGTTGCGACGGGCATGTTCAAAGCTGGTCCTCCGCCATGATGCCGCCGCTGATCACCGCCGACCCCACCAGCATTCCCTTGGAGTCGTGGCCACCGTACGCCACAGGAACGGGGTTGCCCTGGGCCTGTGTGTTGACGGTGCCGTTCATGCTGTAGTTCGGCCGGTTCTCGACGCTGTCCTGTGACCCGAGCCCTTTCGGTTGAGGCCCGAGCATCTGCACTACGCCGCCCACAACCATCACCGCGCCCTGGATGACGAGGTTGTAGTTCTGCGTGTAGACACCCACGACGATCAGCACCACGCCCATGATGATGTTGAGAATGCCGCCCCGCTTGCTGCCAAGCAGAACCGGTGCGATCCGGATGTCTTCCTTGCCGGGCGGGTCCTGCAGCTGCTCTTTCGTCAGGTTCTGCTTGCCCACGAAGACGGCGAACGCCATTCCGTTTTCCTTCGCGCGGGTGAGGTACTGCTGGAAACCCGGCAGGATCGCGCACAGCGCGCGCACGGCCTCGGCTGGGCTGTTCACGGCCAGCCGGAAGGAGCGCCCGAAGCGGCTGCCAAGCTGGCCATACAGGCGGATCGTGCGCAGGCGCTCAGACACGGGCTGCCTCCTTGTGACGGACGATGTACCGGGTACGCTCGGCCCACATGCCCCCGTAGGGGACTACTTCCGACAGACGGCCGTGCATGTGATGGAGAAGCTGGCCGTCGCCGAGGTAGACACCGGCGTGGTTCGGGACGGGTGAACGGATCTGCATCAGCACCATGTCGCCGCGCTTCGGCTCACCCTCGATCAGGTCGAAGCCCTCGGCGCGCAGCCGGTCCAGGCTGTAGAGGTCCTGGCCCTTGTGCCACCAGTCGTCGTCCCGCTCGTATTGACTGAGCTGGATGCCAAGCTCGCGCGCGTAGAAGTCCCGCACCAGGGTGTAGCAGTCCAATATGCCGTGGGCGAATTGCCGGCCCACCAGCGGCGCCTCGTAGCCGCACGGCTCGATGGTCTGCAGGTCCCCACACTCGGGATCAGCACCGGTTACCTGGCCAACGCTGACGATGTGCCACGGCAGGCCGCTGGTCTCGCACATGACGCGGTCCGCGTCCGAAGCTGTGGCTGGGGCGTTCGGGTGACTGTGCACGACGGCTAGCACCTCGCCCGCGTCCTCGGCATCGGCATAGTCCTCGGCCGGCAGCCGGAAGTGCTCGCTGGGCGTGGCGGCCAGGTTGCGGCACGGGATGTACGTCTCCCCGTCGCGGACGGCCACGATCAGGCCGCAGCACTCGCGCGGGTAATCTGCCACGGCGTGCGCCTGGATGGCCTGCAGGGTGCTCAGTTCCATGGTTCGCTCGAAGAAAAGCCCGCGCAGGGCGGGCTATGGGACGCGGTGATTGCCGATGGGTCAGGTACGCAGGAGGCCCGCAGCCGGGAATCCGCCGTAGGGCAGCGGCTTGTCGGCTCCAAAGCGAAGCTTGCAGCTGTTCACCCGGCCGCCGCACTGGTCACGCGCGGGGTCGGTCGTCGGCACGTCGTTGGCGTCGGCCACGGCCGGACCGTTGTAGCCGCAGTAGGGGCCGCGGTAGCCACCACGGATGAGCCAGCCGCAGACGCCGGCGATGACCTGGCGGCCGGGAAGCTGCTCACCGTTGAGGTCGATCGCTGTCGTCAGCTCGAACTCGACCGTTCCCTTCGTCTCAGAGACCTTGCGCTCAATGAACCAGATTTCGTCGAGGAAGTGCTCGTTCGGGTCGGCCGTCGGGTTGCCTTCGGGGAAGTTCGCCGCATCGAGGTACTTGGCCAGCGTCTGCCGGCGGATCACCCGTGCGCCCACGAGGTCGTCGAACAGCAGGCATAGAGCGGTGATTCGGCCATCGATGTTGCTCACCTTCAATCGAGGGTTCGGCGGCTGATCGCTGGTACGGGAGAAGCCGGCGGCCTCGATTGGCCATGGCCCGTACTCCTGGCCTTGCCAGCAGATCACACCTGACTGCAGATGCGCGTGGAAGAACAGCTGATCAGCGCCGAAGCTACTGGCATCAAGCTCGAACAGGGTGATGCGGCCACCTGGCTCTAGCTGTTGTGCGTCGGCGGTAATCATGGAGCTTCAAACTCAGCATTATCAAGCGAGTTTCCTTCCGGCACATCTACGACTACGCGCACCGTCAGCAAGTAGACGATGTCCTTTGCCTCTCCGGTTGCCGGATCGGCGCATGAATAGATCACCGCGTCAGAATCCTGCTGGATGGCTAGGCGGATGGTCTGTTCGTCGTTCTCGTCACGGTACACGCTCGCGCGCCATCCGGTAGCCGGCTCGATCCCCGGCCCAGCCACCCGATAGACGCCAGTCGCGACACGAGCGCACGCGATGCCCAATGCATCAAAAGAGCAGCCGATGCTTGTCCCAGGAGCATGGTCCCCATCGAGCACGATCCCTCCATCGGGCTGGATATTAAACGCTGCGGTGCAGGTGCGCTCCATACTCATGCTCTCTTGATGAAGTTGTTGGCATCCACCGTGGTGTTACCCGCGTGCCAGAGGTTGTTGCCACGGAACGAGACGTTCTGCCGGGTCACAACCAGCATCGATACGTATGCAGAGTTGAAGAAATCTCCATCCTTCAACCAGACCTGAAACTGTGATTCGAAGCCGTTGGCCCCGGTAGGGACCAGGAAAACACCGGCCAAATCACTGTTGCTGGCGTTGTAGGACAGGGTCAACTTGGCACCGAAGTCCGACGACGCATTTGCATTGTGAAAGAAGTTCGCCCGGCGGACAGCGTTGCCTCCTCCCCGCATTACCAGCGTCCCCGTCATAGCCCCCGTCTCGCCTCCAGACTTCGGCACAGCGGCAGCGGCTACGCTTGCTGCGCTCGACGCCTTCGTGTCTGCGGTCGCGGCAGCGGTGGCAACGGTACTGATCCGACCGTCCAGATACGCGTCGTTATCGTTGACCTTCCCAAAGGCCGTCTTGGCCGGATCTCCCCTGTAGCTGCCGTGGTCGGTTGTCGTATCAATTGGGGTCAGTGGCATGGCTATTCCTTACGGCTGGAACGTCTGTTCAAAAGTGGCATTGAGCGTGAACACGCCATTGCCGTGGGGAATCACGGTGTAGGTCTTGCACAGGTACAGCCCCTGCACGCCGAGAGGTGGTGTCCACAGGAAGGACACCGCTCCCTTCCGCGCGCGGAGGAAGGCCAGCGCAGGACCTACCTTCGAATCCTTACCCACGATAGAAATCGGCCACTGTTGGGTCTCGTTGTTCAGACCATCGGCAGCGGTCTGTCGGTAGCCGTCGCCGAATTGCGCCTCGCGGGTACGGAAATCGCCGGTGCCAGTGATCTCGGTGCGCACGCACCAGGTGAATACCTCAGCCATTGCGCACGCTCATCTGATGGAAGAGGCCTCCGGGCCGTGACTGCTGGGTGGCCCACTCGTTCATCTTGGAAGCGAAGAACTGATTGAGCCGGCGAGCGTCTTCGCTGCCATCGCCCTGCTGGGTGGTGCTGGTTCCATCGGACGAAATGTTCATCGTGGTATTGAAGTTGTTGGTGATCCCTCCACCGCCGCCAATGGCGGATGCGGGCATGCCTGCGGTGATCGGACGAACCGAACCGGCGTCGCCGGGGATCAGGTAGGTCTTCCCACCCTGGTCGAACAGTTCTGGCCGGCCACCCTCGCCAACGCGGTACATGCTCCCTGCTGCGACTGGTCCGCCGCCAGCACGACCTCCGGACGAACCGCTGATCACACCGCCAATGGCGTTGATCCACCCAGCTCCAGCGCCGCTGTAGCTGCTCGCCCAGTTGCCAATCATCTTGAATATCTGCGAAGCGGCGGCCTGTGCCGCCATCTTCTGCAGCGTCTTCGCGAAGCTCTGAACCATCCCGCCCAAGCCTTCGGAGAACGGATCGAACAGGAAGTCGGCGAAGGCGTCCTGCATGTTCCGCGCGGCCTGATCTGCGTAGGTGCTCCACTGCCCGAAGGTCTGCTCCACCGACGATCTGGTGTCGTCGTCGATACCGAACATGCCATCGAAGGCGTCAGCGAACTTCTGGGCGCTCTCGCCCATGATCGACTCGGCCTCGTCGATGTTGCCGAGCATGTCCAGCAGCGAAGCGCTGGAACGGAGCGCGGATTGCGCGGCCGCGTCGATGCCCTTCAGACCGCCGGACTGGATCTCGTAGTTGACCCGGCTCAGCTCCGAGCTGTCGCCGAACAGGGCGATCTGCCGCTCCAGCTGCTCATTGGTCGATCGATAGGAGTCCTGAAGCTTCTTGGCCTGCTTGTCCTGCTGCGTTGCAGCCGCCGACTTCTTCTTCTCGCCCTCCGCCCATGTGGCCTGGAGCTTTGCTTCCCACTCCGCTGCCCGGCGCAGTTGCTCGGTCTGGTCCTTGGTGGCTTGGATCTCTTCCGCCGTGGCTTGGGTGCGTCGCCCCCGGGGGCCGCTCCTTGCACCCTCTGGGATGCCCGATGCGCCACCCTGCATGGCAGCCCAGCCCTTGTCGGCATAGGCGGTGCCGGCCATGTAGTCCTTGGCGAAGGCGTCCCAGCCGCCTCCCTGCGATCCGAACAGGCCGCTGTACTGGCCTGTGGCCAGCTTGATGACTGCGTTGCCCTGCTTCTCCACCGCCACCAGGCCGCCCCGCAGCCGATCCAGCCAGTCCTCCACCACCCCGAAGATCTCAGCCGCCTTGCCGATCTCGCGGAATGCCGAGGCGATCCCGTGAGCGACATCGCGGACGCCGCCGCCCTCCTTGGCGACGTCCACCAGCTGCGTGGTCAAGTCAGTCAGCGTGGGCAACAGCTCGCTGGCCAGCTGGGTGAACCAGCCCTGCGTTGCGGCGCGCAGGTCGTCCAGGCGATCGTTGAACTCGGCTGCAGCCCCCGCAGTGTCCGAGTCGATGACGATGCCGAGCGAACGCGCACGTTCCTCCATGGTCCGCATGCCATCGGCACCGAGACTGAGGAACTCCAGGAACTCCGAGCCCGACTTGCCGAACAGCTGCATCGCCAGCGCGGTCTTCGTGGTCTCGTTGCTGATGCCAGCGAACCGATTCTGCACCTCGGGCAGAAGGTCCTCGAAGCTCCGAAGGTTCCCGGCCTGGTCCTTGACCGAGATCCCGAGTGCCCTGAACGTCTTGTCCGCGTCGCTGCCGGCTTTCGACGCATCCGCAATGTTCTTGCTGAACTTGGGAATGATGCCGACCAGACCTTCCAAGTCCGAGCCAGTCATCTTGGCGGCGTAGCCCCACCCCGACAGCGTCTCCGTCGAGATGCTGAACCTGGCCGACAGTTCGTCGATGCGATCGGCAGCATTGATCGCATTGCTCAGGCCGGTGATCGCTGCGTCCACGCTCGCGAATGCAGCGATGGCTCCGCCGATCACGCTGCCGATGGCAGTGAATCCGGCCACGATTCCCTTGCTTACACCGGCCGCGGTCCGCTCCATCGACTTCATGGACTTCTCGGCCCGCTGCGTGTCCGTCACGAACGACCCGGTTTTCATCAACAGGTCGATGACGATGGAGCCGGCAGTTGCCATGCGATCAGCCTCTCGGGGGTGTCAGGCCGAATGCTGCGAGGGTTCGCAGATCGGCATCGGGGAACTCATGGGCAACCGGAGTCGGCTGCAGGAAGTCGAGGTTCTTCTGGATCGACCCGCCGAAACTGGCGCCGATAAGGGCTGCTGGGCGGTGGTAGCGATGCAGATCGTCGAAGGGGTACAGCTGGTAGAACGCCAGCCATAGTTGAAACTCCCACTCAGGAAGATCATCGATCTCCCTGAGTGTTTTGCCGAGCGCGAGGCCTAGGATGCAGCTGAAGTACTCGCGTCCACGCTCGGCGATGACTTTTTTGCGTCTTCACCGATGCCGGCCACAGCCATGACGTGGGGGAACAGGTCGGTGAGGCCGTTTGCAGTCAGGTTCTGCGACTCTGCCTCGCTCAGCACCAGCTTCCCGTCGGCGTCGCACAGGCTGGCCGCCACTAGGCGCTGCATTGCAAAGCAGGTTTCGTCTTGGTTGCCGGAAGCTTCCGCCGCGCGCCAGCGGCGCATCTGGCCGGCGCTGACCTGGCGGAAGTGCACGGTCTCGGTCGTGCCGTCGCTGAAGTTCACCTCGCGCGCGACGGGGGCGTTGCTCGTCAGGATCTTGCTCTTGTCCATCAGCCGTTCTCAGTAGGTGGGGGCCGGATACGCGACGGCTGGGCGCGCAGAGCCGGACACCCCAAGGGTCTATGCGTGAGCCGTCAGGCCGAGTACGGCCCGTTCCAGTGGGGGACGACGCTGCCGCTGCGCTGGATCGTCAGCGTGCCGCGCACGATCTCGTTGGTGGCGATGTCGATGTTCAGATCAGCGACGTAGCCGCGGAAGCCGATCGAGGTGCGGAGGGGCGACGCCGGCGCGACCAGGTCATCGTTGGAGTCGAGCGAAGGAACCGCCACGCCGTCGCTCAGGCCGATCAACCAGTCCACGACCTCCCGCGACTCCTTCAGTTCGAACAGGATCTGGTGCGACTGACTGCGGGGGATGAAGTTGAACGGGACGCTGACCTGCCCCGGATTGCCCAGCCCGCCCTCGAACTCCTTGTCACCGACGGTGCTCAGGCAGGTGGATTCGATCTGGTCGGCAGCGCCGCCCAGGCCGGTGATGCCAGTCGGGCACTCGAACTTCAGGACCGAGGCGACGCTGGAACTCAGCTTGTCCACGGTGAAGAGCTCGGACCCCTGGGTTTTGATGACGCCCTCGGTCATTGCAAAGTCCTCTGGTCAAAGAAAAACCGCCTCGCGGCGGCCGTTGGGGTGATGCCAGCGGCTCAGCGCTGGTCGATGAAGTCGGCCTCCATGCCGACCCGGTAAAGCTTCGTGTCAGGGTCGCGGCTGTTGATCACTACCCGGTTGCAGATCAGGCCGGCGTCCAGTGCCCCGCGAACAGCCAGCGCCAGTTGCTCTGCGCCGGCATCGGTAGCGTGGTAGCAGTCCAGCTGCACCGTGGTGAAGTCGCCACCAGGCGCACTGCTCAGATTGTCGAAAGGCTGCCCGCTGATGATCTGCCAAGTGATGTAAGGGCGGGTCTCGGTCTGGGATACCTCGCCATGCCGGCCAATGCGTGTATCAACGATCGCGGCAACTGCCGGCGTCCGGACGGTACGATAGACCTTGGGGAACATCAGCGGCCTCCCCGGTTCTGTTGGGCCAGCTTCGCCACCAGGCGGTCAATCCGAACGGTCAGATCGCCGACGACCAGGTTGATGGTTTCCTCGCCACGCTCGTTCACCGTTCGACGGATGAAGGAGCGCGCCGGCTGGTGCACGGACCCGTACTCCTTCAGCTGTGCCGACTTCAGCGTGCTGACCTGCTCACCCTTGCGGCCTGGGTACATCCTCCGCTTGATCCGGACCAGGTAGCGCTCGCCGTTGCCGTCGCTGGGCGCCTTACCGCGCGTAGCGATGATGTTCTGCGCCAGCAGGCCGGTGGACTCGTCGCCCGGTTCGAGCACCGCCTGCAGGTTCTGTCGCTCCTTGTCACGCAGAAACCGTGCGCCTTTGGCCAGCGCCAGCTTCACCGGCCCACCCTTCTTGCTCACGACCTCGGCCGGGAGGCTGCTCAGCGTGCGGATGATCCCAGGGATGCCGGTGATGTTGAACTCGACTTTCACAGGTACACCTCTGCGTCCTCACCGACCCAGTTCCGCAGCAAGGCACCACAGGGATCAGCTTCACCATTGAAATCCGGGTCATGCCCCATCCCTATGCCACCGCGACCCGGCAGCCCCTTGATGCCCACGACACGGTGGCCACCGAACAGCCGGCGGCCACGCGGGCGGCGCCACAGCTCCAGGTCGATGAACTTCGGCCGTGATCGGCAGGCGTCGGCGAAATCGCGGAGCGCCGCACCGCGCATCGCGGTGCTGCACAGGCTGGCGTGCCCAGTGTTGGCCAACTGCCGGCCGCGCCGCTGAGCCACGTTGTAGTAGCGAGCGCGGTGCTCGCCGACCAACTCGGCGTGCTCCAGCTCGGCCGCGACCGTGGTCAGCCAGTCAGGCGCATACCAGTCGTCGTCCTCGATGATCACCAGCCGCTCTTCCGGCCCCACCGCGGCCAGCCCCTTCAGCAGGTTTCGAGCCTGCGTGTTCTGCCCGGGCGCCCAGTGTGGCGAAGGTCGCACCAGCACCAGTTGCCAACCATCGCGCCGGAAGGTCACCGGCTGCGGCTCCGGGCCGTCGTCCACGATGATCCAGCGGACGGGACCGGCGTAGTCCTGCCTGGCCATCCAGCGCTCGCACAGCGCCCAGGCAGCCGGCCGGGCACCGGTGGCCGTGAGCAGCGTCAGCATCGCGCCACCGCGAAGGTGTGCATCGGCAGCCGCCGGCGGGCCACACCGCGCTCACCGTGGTCGTTCAGTTCGATTGGCACCTCGCCGGCGTACTCGGTCACGATGTCGCTAAAGCCGGCATCGGCCAGCAGCAGCCTCAGGCCGCTCTGGCTGTAGCGGTAGTAGTCGTCTGGGTAACCGTGCTCCGGGAACGCGAACAGCGTGGTGATCACCAGCAGGCCACCGGGCTGCAGCACCCGGCGAAGCTCCGGCAGTGCCAGCCAAGGCCGGGCCACGTGCTCCAGCACCTCGGAGCACACGATGCCGCTGAAGCGCCTGGACCATTCCGCCGGCAGGTCGTGGATGTCGGCCACCTGGTCGACGCCCTCGCCCGCCTGCATGTCGATACCGGTCCACTGCCCGTTGGCCAGGTCACGGTTGGTGCACCACCAAGCTGCCGGGTCGTGGATGCGGCTGCCGACCTCCAGCACGTCATCTCCCAGCGCGCCGGCATGGCGCTCGATGTAGGCGCGGATGCGCCCGCGCACCGAGTCAAGCGGCAGTCTGTTCATCGAATTCGAAGCACCTGAGCGCTGAGCCGGCCGTGCAGTTCACGACGCGGACGTGGGGGTTCTGGCTCGCCCACAGGGCGAACTGTTGCTTGTGGATCTCGCGGCGGTGTGGCGCCGTGTTGGTCAGGCCGTTGGAGTACGGCCCGAAGAAGTGGCTGCCATGCATATCAAAGCCGTGCAGGCGAACCAGCGTCGCGCCCAGGTGGGCGGCAACCGCCAGCGCCAGCACGCCGCTGTTCCAGTTGGCCGCTGCCCCGGGCAGCTGGATCACTCCGCCGATCCGGTGGCTGCTGTAGCGCGCTCCAGCGAACTGCCGCGCCTGCGGGTACTTGTCCCACCACTGCCGATCGCTGGCCGCCAGGAACTCCGCCCACGGCGCCAGCTCGAAGGCATTGCTGACCACGCCGACGCGGCGCCCGCGCAGGCGCTCGGCCAAGCTTGCCGATGCGCTCGGGCCTGGTCCAAGAAGGTCGATCTCGTTCATTGGCCGTCGTTGACCCCGGCCGAGACGGGAATGGTGATGTACTCCAGCCCCGATGCCTTGTCCGGCAACAGGCCGGCAATGTTGAAGATCTCGCCGCGATGGACCAGGCGCATCGACGGCAGCAGACCGTCGCGGTAGCGCATGGTGATGCGTGCCGTGACCGCCGATTGTGTCTGGCCGGACTGGATGAACTCTCGGGCGGACAGCGGCTCGACAGACGCCCATACGGTGGCCACGTCGACCCACACCGTCTGCTCGATACCATCGCTGTCCCTAGTCGTCACCTGCTGCTGGATCAGCACCCGGTGCCGCAGGGTTCCGCTGGCAACGTTGCTCATCAGGCCACCGTCGTGCGGCGCAGCGGCGCCAGCTGTGCGGTGGCGGCCTTCGACAGGACGTAGCCGTGGCCAGCATCGGCCGGCACCACGTTGTCACCCTCGCCCTCGCGGAAACGGTACTGCGAGGCCAGCTCCAGCAGCGTCGCCGCGATCACCGAAGGGTGCAGGATCGGCTCGCCACTGCTGTTCTCGGCTGGCACAGGCCGGCCTGCGCTGTCACGGACCAGTTCCCCATCAGAATCGCGCTGCAGCACGTACAGGCGCCACTCCTGCTTCAGCCATGCTGCCACAGACTCGGACACGGCCGGAATCCAGATCGCCAGCCAGCGGTCATCGGCGTCGCTGTCGATGCGCATCTGCTCGCGGGCGTCCGCCGGGGTGACGAACTCACGCATGGCTGCCACCCAGCTGCACGGGCTCGGCCGGCACGCGCATGCTCTTGCCGTCCTTACCGTCGCGACCCTTGCGTGCGCCCAGCGCCCAGTCCTGGTCGTTCTCCAGGCAGGGCTTCGACGCATTGCTCCGCTTGGCGATCCACAGCGCGCCATCGTGGGTGATGGATTCGCCCGCCTTCACGCCAAGGCCTTCGCGCCAGAAGCCGCGGTGCACCATGTAGGGCAGCACGAACTCCTTGCGGCGGTCGCCGGAGCCCAGCGTGATGACAAAGCCACGCTCGGCGTCGTAGTCGCCGGAGGCGGTCTCGAAGCTGAGGCCGTCCTGGCCATCCTCACCGACGACCTTGCCCAGTCTGATCGTCTCGCCCTTGGTCGTGGTGATAACCAGCTCGCCGGCGCGATCGATCATGGCGCCGGCCAGGCCGACACCATCGGCGCCGGCCTGCGGCGGGTTCTCGGTCAGGTGCTTGGCCACCGCCGCAGCCAGCTGCTGCTCGGTAACCGGATCCGCGTCCCGGCCATCCTTCGGCACCGGCAGCGCATCGACAGCGGCCTTCACCGTTGCCTCAATCACCGCGGGATCTGCGTCGCGGCCGTGCTGCACCGGGTTGGCTTCGAAGTGCTTGGAGACGGCATCGGCGGTGGCCAGGTCGACCAACGTCTGCAGGCGCGGAGATTCCAGCAGCTTGGCCACAACCAGGTCGGCCAGCGCATCCACGTCGACCGGCTCGGCGTCCTGGCCGGGGTCCCCCTTCTCCGGAGCACGTTCGCGCAGCTCTTCCAGCTCACGCTTCACCGGCTCGATCGCCTCACGGATCAAGCCGCCGATCTCCTTGCCGAAGTCGATGGGGTCAGTCATTGCGGAATACCTCGGCTCGCGCGGCGTGAAGGGCCTTCATCATGAAATTCTCCTGCTGCAGCGCGCGCAGTTCGTCGCTGTCGTCAGGCGGCGTGTCCTCGGTGTTGGCTGGCGGTGCCACCGGTGCGGCCTCGGGTTCGGGCGTGATCTTGTTCTGCCGGACCTGGTCGAGCGGGAAGTCCTGCTGCTGCATGTAGACGGTGTCGCCACCCTCCAGAGGCGGAAGGTTGAACGCGAGCCGACCTTCGTTCGGAGTCTCGATGCCGCCACTGGTCAGCTTGGTGTGCACGTCCGCCTGCTTGCCTACGTCCATGCGCAGCAGCGGCTCCAGATCAAGCTCGACGCCCATCGGGCGGGAAATTCCCAGGCCATCGTCCAGAAGCGCCTCGATTGCCTCGATGTGCGCCTGCAGCGCATCTGAGTAGTACAGCTGGTTGATATCGTCGACCTTCATGCCCGCAGGGATGGAGCCGATGCCGATCTTGAACGGCGGGATGCCGAACGGCTGGCACACCTGCTCGTCGGAGTACCGCATCTGTTCGACAAGCTGCGAGTCAGCGGCCTTGAAGGCGAACGGCGTGAACTTCATGTCCGCGCCAATCACGGCCACCTTGCCCGCGTTTGAACCCTGGAAGCTGCTGTTCCAGTAGTCCTTTACTTCCTTTGCGTCCTCGTCGGTCATGCCGGCCGGTGCGGTCAGGATGCCGCCTGGATTGGCGCCGTTGGAGAAGAAAGTGGTTGAGTCCTTCAGGATCTTCAGGTTCTTCACCGCTGGCCAGTGCGCCGCACACAGCGGCGGCACACCGATCAGCTGGTGGTGGAAGCAGTTCATCCGGTCGTGGATGATCTCGCTGGCAGGCACGATCAGCTGGCTGCCCGGGTAGGCCTCCGGAAGCAGGTTCGTACCGGTGCTGTAGTTGAGCTGGTAGAACACCTCACCACTTTCGGAAACCATCGGCTGGACGCTGCACGGGTCGAGTATCCATAGCCGGTTGACCACCCGGCGCTCGTCCCTCCCCTTCAGCACGTAAACATTGCCTTGGATGAGCTTCGAGAGGATCCAAGTTGCGAGGAACTGGCCCGCAGTCTGGTAGCCATTCGGCTTGCGGAGAACAGGCCAATAGGCAGTGTTGCTCTTATCGACCCGCCAGATCCCGTTCGCGTCCTCGGACTTCAGCACGAACGGCAGCTTGCCGATGTCCGAGGCAATGCGGTTGAGACAGGCATACAGCGTCGGATAGGTCAGGACAGTGGTCGCGCGCTCTTCCATGTTGCGCTGCCACGCACCCGTGAATGGCTCTTGCACGGACAGGGTATGCCAGCTGTCCCGCCCCGGCGCGGCAACTACCGGCGACAGCGATTTCAGGTAGTCGACGCCATGCCGGCGCACGCCAGCGGCGATTGCCAACTCCCGGGGCGAGAAACCGGTCATACGGATGCGTCCTTGTTCCGCTGGCCAGCCTTGGCTGCCGCCTGCTTGGCCTTCTTCTTCCCCTTTCCAGGCGCAGGTGCCTTGGCGCTCGGATTCGGCGCGACGGGCGCTTGCGCAACCATGTCACGCCGCTGGTAGCCGCCGCGCTGCTCCAGCGCCGCAGCAACACGATGATGCACGCTGATCACTCTGCCGCCGCGTCCGACGATATCGACCTTGCTCATGGGAACCTCGCAATTCGGGTGGAGGTGACGGGGCCCGAAGGCCCCGCCACGTGTCGGTTACGAGCTGGACGGAACCGACCCGCTGCCCCAGTTCACGCGGGCCCAGGCGACAGCCTGCGCGCGGCGACGCTGCCAGTTGATGAAGCGCTCGACCAGGAAGGCCACGCTGTTGGTCTGCCACAGCGAGACAACCTGCTGCGCGGTCGGCGTGGTGCTGTTCATGGTCGGGGCATCATCCATCACCAGCGATGCCTGATCCGACATCGAAACCTGCAGGCCACCTTCGTCACCAAGGAAGATCTCGTCGCCCTTGATCAGCGCGATCACGGCACCGTCTTCATCGTCCGGCACATACGCCGACACGAACGCCGGCAGGCCCAAGAAGGTGCCGCCGGTGAAGTTGATGCCCGGGAACTCGGAAGCGCCCAGCGGGTTGACCATCAGCGACAGCGCGATCGCGGTGCGCTCCGACATCGCCCAGAACGAGCCCGCCAGCGACAGGTTCGAGCCAGCGATGGCGTTCATGAGCGCCGCAGCGCCTGCGCGGATCGAGTCCGGATCACTGCCAGCCGGCACCGTGGTCGCCGGTACACCATTCAGGATCGAGGCGGGTGCCTCGTCGGCGACGGCCGCTGCGTCCGGATCGATGAACTGCGTGTCGATGGTCTGATTGACCGCCCGGCCCAGTTCGTCGCGCAGCAGCGCATCGGCCGCCGGCGTGGCGCGCATCATGGTTTCCTTGGTCGCGGCAGCGATCGCGGCCACCTTCAGCGGGGTCAGCTTCGCACGGGTGTACGACCACTTGGTCAGCGGCTTGGCAGCGCCTTCCTTAACCCACTTGGCCGTGCCAGCCGAACCCTGCACCAACACCGGGGTGTCGAACGGCAGGTTGCGCAGGCGTTGGGAGACCTGGCCCAGCAGCGAACGCGGACGCAGCCACTCAACGAAGTCGGCGAAGGCCACCCCGCCATCGGTGATCAGGTTCCCGGCCCAGGTCGCGTTGCCCGTGCTGGCAGCCTGGACTGCGGCCTTCTCCTGGATGATGCCATGCAGTCGCTCATCGTTCGGGTAGATGGCGCGGGCCACATCCAGCGGGTTCTGGTGGTGGACATGCGACACGGCCAGGCAGCGGGCCATACGTGCGAAGCCGATGCCTGCGTCGGTCTTGTCGACAGTCTTCAGCTGCGCCGGTTCCAGCGTGCGGCCTTCCGCGCCCACGGTAGCCGAACCCTGCGCCTTGACGATGGTCGCAACGGTGGTGGCGGACTTTGCCTGGATCGCCTGCAGGTGCTCGTAGCGCTCGATGTCGCCATCCAGCGAGGCGATCTGGCTCTTCAGCGAGTCGAACTCTTCCTGCTCGCCGGTGTTCAACGAGCGCTGCTCGTCGGCCGGCTTCTTCATGACGGCGGAGAGCTGCTTTTCCAGCTCAGCACGGGTGGCGCGGAGCTTCTCCAGCTGTTCTGCGATGTTCATTTGGTTTCTCTTTCGTAGGCGCAGCCGTTCGGCCCGGGTTCCACGCCGGGCAGTGCCTGCAGATGATGGGAAGCGGGTTCCACCCCGCAGGGCCTTCAGGCCCGGTACTTCAGTGCAGCAACTTCACCGCGCCGTCGGCCGGTCGTTCGACCTTGGCCGCCTGGCGCTGGATGAGGGGGACGCCGTAGTTCGCCGAGCGGCGGCCGCCGGCGGTGTCCATGGCCTTGATGGTCTGGATGGTCGCTGCGGCGTTGGCTGGGATGGTGACCAGCGACAGCTCGAAGATCTCGGTCTCGGTGAACCGGATGCCGCCGCCTTCCATGTAGCTGTACTCCAGCGCCCGGAAGCCGATCGACACGCCGCGCACCAGCTTCTCCCTCACCGACTGCCAGGCCAGATCACAGAGGTCCTTCAAGGCGCCAGCAGTGGTGATCTTCGCCACGCTCGCCGTGAACGGGATGCCCTTGGCCGTCGGCTTGCCGAACTTCACGATGCCCACAGGGCTGTCGTGGCGGTGCTGCCACAGCAGCGGCAGCTCAGCGGCGAACTTGGCGCCAAGCGGTTCAACGACGTCGCCATAGCGGTCGGGTTCCGGCGTGGTCGCCCAGCCGGTGATGATCTGCTGGTCATCGTCGTAGGACTTGACCTCCAACACGCTGTAGGCGCGATTCTCGGTGTTCATTCAGTTCCACCCAGGGTCATGAGGACGAGTTTCTTGTTGCTCTTCTCTTCGGCCACCGGAATGCTGATGCCAATGGCCATCAGCAGCGCGGTGATGTCGTCGATCTTGTCGGCGGACCGGCGCTTGTCCGGCGCCATGTTCAGGTTCACGTCTTTGCGAGCGACCAAGTTGGCCGCGCACCAGGCCAGAACAGGGTCGCCGTCGTGCACCAGCCGCTTGCCGATATAGGCGCGCTCCAGCTCGACCATCGCGGGGTGGTAGGACTTCGTTCCCTGGATGAACTCAACCAGCGGAACCTCTGCCGCCACCAGCCGGCTGACCATCTCGGTCGCGTTCCAGCGGTCGAACGCCAGGGACTGCAGGTTGAATCGCTCGTGGACATCCAGGATGGCCTGCTCAATCACCGCGTAGTCGGTGACCTCGCCCTCGGTCTGCTCCAGCAGCCCGGCCGCTACCCAGCCCGCATACGGGACAGTGCCGCGCTCGGTGCGCTGTGCCACTGCCGATTCCGGCACCCAGCGGCGTCCCCAGGTGATGATCTTGTCATCCAAACGCCAGACCAGCCGCAGCGATGCAAGATCGCGCGTGCTGGCGAGGTCGAGCCCACCCCAGCAGGGAACGTCCTTCAGCGCGTCCAGATCGACAACGCCGTGGCAGGCGTTCCACTTCGGCAGCAGGATGAAACCATTTGCCGCTGCGGCAGGTCGGTTCAACCGCTTGATCTGGAACTCAGCGAGCTTCGAAGGCATCGCCCTCGCCTCGATCGACTCCTTCCTGATTGCCTCCAGCAAGTGGGGGTTCACGTCCATCAACGGGTTGGCCTTGTGCCAGGCCTTCTCGTCGAAGTCCCCGTCGTCCTTGTCCACTGCGAAGAAGATCGCCAAGAAGTGGTCGGCGGCATCGCCGAACACCCCTTCCAAGAGCTGCGTGGCGAACTGCCGAATTTCCGACCAGGGGCCTGGGTTCGCGTACCCCTCTGTGGTCGTGAACAACCACAGAGGATTCCGGCGCGCACCGGCCGCCGACTGCAACACGTTCAGCAGATCGGGGGTCTTGTGCGCATGGATCTCGTCGAGACCAACATGGGACGGGTTCAGACCGTCCTGAGTCGATGCCTTGGCGTTGATCGGCTTGAACGTCGCGCCGGTCTCGACCCGGCTGATCGCGTTGGCCCAGCACTCCAGCCCGTACGCCTCCCGCAGATCGGCCTTCTTCTCGGCCATTCGCTTGGCCACGTTGAAGATGATGCGCGCCTGGCTGCCAGTGGTAGCCGCGGAGATGACCTGCGCACCCTCTTCCTCTTCACAGCATTCGCAGTAGAGCAGGATGGCGGCCGACAGCGTCGACTTCGCGTTCTTGCGCGCGACCGCGAACAGTGCGGACGTGAAGCGGCGGGTTCCGTCGGGCTTGCGGAACCCGAACAGCTGAACCACGAACCAGACGTGCGACGGGTGAAGCCGGATCTCCGGCGTCTCCCACTTACCTTCCACGTGCGGGAGCAGTTCGATCCAGCTGCAGGCGTGATTGGCATGATCGCGCGAGAAGGAGAACGGCGCACCCTTCTTCTTTGCGCGCTTCAGATCGTCCAGGAACCGTTTCGCTGCCAGCTTGATCAGCCGGCCGAACCTCCCTCCCCTATCTGCCGCAGCCGCCTTCGCATACCTGATCGCGACATCGACGTGGTCATTTTCCGGCGGCGCGGGGCTTTCCGAGCGCGGCGAACGCGTTGCCCGGCTTTTCCGTGTCGCCATTCGGTTTCACCTTTCCCTGCGCCACTGGCGTCAGGCCGAAGTCGTTCATCAGTCCACGCAGCTGGGCAACCATCGATGCAACCGGCGCCTCGCCGGCGGCGTACAGCTGGACGGTCTTTCCATGAAGAGCGCAGAGCTGGCCGAGAGCAGACAGGCCCGCCTCGGTCAGGAGCTTGTTTGCGTGGAGGATTGGGGCTAAGCGCTCCCATTCCTTACGTGCGTGTGCGTTGGGCATCCAGTCCGGTGCCGGTGGCACATCGGACACCAAAGGTAGCTCGGCGGCGAGAGGCGCTTCTCGGTCAGGCCGGTCGGTGCCGGCCACCACCTTCAGCGCTGTCGGCTTGCGGGGGCGGGACATAGACGGGCCTCAAAAACTGAATTTTCTGAATTGACGGTGCAAAAAAACGACTGAGCGGCCGGTGTCCGAGGGGAACGCATCGAACTTTTTCCCCTCCCCCCGGGGCGTTTGATGAGAATTGATCGCATTCATCGCTTGGACAGGTACGGATGAGAACGATTCGCGCCTCGTGCTGCCTCTGCCTTCGTCTTTGTGCCGTGGCACTCACAGCAGATCGCCTGCAGGTTGTCCAAGGCGTCCGTGCCGCCTTCCGCCTGCGGCACAACGTGGTCAACCTCTTCTGCCTGGCGGATGCGACCAGCAGCGCGGCACGGCCGGCAGAGGTACAGGTCACGAGCCATCACCGCGTCGCGCTTGCGGCGCCAGGGTCGGCCGCCTCGCCCTTTGCCGTAGTTCTCAGGGGCCGACTGAGCGACGTGCACCGGCGCCAACTGAGGCATCGGCCGGTGGCGATTCGGGAACCCTGGCATCAGCCGAGGCTCCGCGACTGATCGCGCTCACTGGGCATCTGCTCACCGTCGAGGCTGCGGGCCGGCTCGTCCTGCTCTTCCGCACCCTCAGCTGCCAGCGCCGTCAACAGAGCATCAAGCTTGCCGTTGATCTCCAGCAGTGACTCTTGGCTGCCAGGCGAAACCTCCATACCGACAGGAAGGACGACGACCGCGCGGCCCGGAAACGCCTCGGCTAGCCGAGACCGAAGCAGTGCCAATTGCGCAGGGGTTGGCTCCGTTGCATCCGATCGGAACTGAAGAATCAGCGGATCATTCATGGCTTCACCTGCTTCGGTACGTTGGCCGGAGCCAGCTTCTCGATTGCGCCCAGCTGGGTGTTGCACTGCTCCAGGCTCAGCACGTTGGCGTTGTAGGCCGACACCACGCTCTCGATGGTCCGCTGGGTTGCGCGCCTCACCGGGCAGCGGGCGATCAACGCAGCCGGCACAGCAACAGTCCGCTCGACGGTGACGTAAACGGTCTGCGGGATGTCCGGCTTCTTGGCCTTGCTGCAGCTGCCGAACCCGCACAGCGGCAGGGCCGCAGCCAGGATCACAGCAACGGAATGGCGTCGCATAGGTTCTGCTCCAACTGCTGCCGGCATCCCGGCTGGTTCTTGGCCACCTGCAGGGCCTGCTCGGCCTGCGCCGCACGGCGCTGGCTCTGGGCTGCGGCTGCCTCGGCCAGCCGTGCGGCATCCTTGGCTGCCTGCTGCTGGCGGGCTGCTTCATCGATGGCCAGCTGCGTCTGCCGGTTCACCTCCTGCAGCAGCTGGCCGCAAGCGTTGGCGGCACGCAGGTTCTCGTCGGAGCTTGCGTTGGCCTGGTCGCGCTGCTTCTCGGCGGCGGCGATCAGGGCCTGATCCTTCTTCGCTCGATAGTCCGACCCCAGCCGGGCGCCCATCAGCAGGACCGCGCCGACTGCCGCAATCCATAGCCCTACGCGGATCAGGCCAACGTAAGGCCGCAGCGGGTCAGGGATCAGCATCGCCGCTGCTCAGCTTGGGCTGCACGAAGATGCGGGACACCGCAGCCAAGAAGGAGGTGACGCCAGCAGATGCCAGTGCGCTGTAGGCCACAGTCTGCTTGAACCCGTCATGCACCACCGGCAACCAGTCCGCCGGCAGCACCATGTATGCGCCGATGATGCCCAGCGCGGTGGCGCTGATGATGCCGGCCAGCAGCGACAGGCGCACCGACCAGAACCGCCAGAAGTGGCGCCGGTCGCTGGTGAGTTTCACGTTCTTCACTTCAGCCCCCTGAGCTGCTTCAGCTCCTTGATGTCCTGCTTGTTCTGCTCGACCTGCACGGCCTGCTTGGCCAGTTCGAGCTTCAGCGCCGGCACGTCGGCCAGCTGCGTGTTGAAGGTCTGCAGCTGCTGCTGCACGGTGGCCATCTGCTGGTTCGTGACCTGCTGCTGGGTCAGCACCGCCTGCATGGAGCTGATCAGCCAGTAGCCACCAGCGACCATGAAACTGGCGAAGGCGCCAACGATCCATTTCTCGACCGGGCCAAGTGAAATACGGGTGCGGCCGTCCTGGCTCGGCTGGGCTTCCATCGTCATGCCCCAAGCACCTTCAGCGCGCGGTAGTACCGCGAACGCCGGTCAGCCGCCCCATTCTGGCCACCGTTCACCCGGGCTGTGATCTCGTCGAATCGGCCCGCGTCCGCCAGCTTGTTGAGGTTCCGAGAATCCCAGAACGTCGCTGCTGCCAAAGCGCCCCACTTGGGCTGCTCCAGCTGATCGGGCTTGGCCTCAAAGTCAGGAACGCCCTTGATGCCCTTCGCCCGCAGAGCGTCGCGGATCGCCGCGTAGTTGGCCCGGCCGGTGTTCTGGATAGGACCCCGGCCGCGATAGCGGTAGCCATCACCACTCGATTCCGAGCCGTTGCCAAGCCGATTGGCGTAAGCGTTGTTGCCGATCGCAACCGGCTTCCGTTCCAGCGCGCGCGCCAGCTCGTTCGGCTTCCTCGGCTTGGCCTTGGGGTCAACGGCGTAGCGGCTGGGCCAGGTGTCGGCCATGCCCTGCGCACCGTAGTTCAGGTTCTCCACGGTTCTGGTCAGGCTTGCCGACTCGTGGCCAACCTGCGCCAGGAACGCTGCCACCCGCTTCGGGGTGCTGATGCAGTACGCAGTGCAGGCGTCGGTCAGGGGCTTGGCCCACTGGGCGGCGACGGCGGCACTGCAGCCGACCGCCTGCTGGATTGTCGAGGCGGTCAGGATCATGGCGTGTCCAAAACTGAAAACCCCAGCTGAGTGGCCGGGGTCGGGGTCGGGTCGTGCGCGATTGTGAGAAATTACGGCAAAAACTGCGGGGCCATCAACCCCGCACTAATTCCATGGCCAGGCGTTAATGGTCCAAAGCTCGGGGAACTTCACGACTCTGGCCTGAAGGAGAGCGGCGACAGCCATCACGACGGTCAGCCAGCGTATACCCTTTTGCAGTTTCATTGATTCCCGGTGCTTCCGTTCTTCTTCCTCGTATTGCGAAAGAGCGGCGATGCCTTTACCAGTGACCTCATATCCGATGCCGTTCTTGCGCAACTCACCAAGATCTACCAGTGCGTCCAACATTACCTCAATCTGGTCAAGGCGGTCGAATGCATCAAGCTTATCGGTCCAGTCGTTTCCTAGCAGGCTGCGGGCAACATCCATGGAATGAGGCACTCTCGCGTCAGTCTTTAGAGACTTAACCGTGTTGAGAATGGCGTACCGCTCCACAGCAACTTGCTTCCTAAACGCCGCCAAACGGGTCCGGACCGCCCGACGAATCCGCCGAGCGGCAAACTTTGCTCTCTCCCAGCGGAAGACCTGCTCCCTCGCGTAGCGCGGCCAACTGTCGAAAGTGAAGGCAACTAAGCCCCAGTACTCCGTGATGATTGGCTCGGCCCGCCACGCTTCGTAGATGCTGATACAACGTTCGACATTGAAGTGCTCATCGTCATCTAGCCCGAGGCAGAACACTAAGTCTCCCTCAATCCTTCGAAATTGGAGCTGCTCGCCATCTAGCACCAGCATCACACTAACACCGCGCACTGCAGCACCCGCAGGACCGCTGCGAGGAATGACATCGGGCACAGCTCTCAGTTCGGCGAGGCTCAGCCAATGCTTGAGGCGATCTGATGAGAACACGTAATCTCCGAGTTATCGCGGAGCGACCTTGCCATCGCGGCGGCCGCCTCCTGTTCAGCTTCACGCATTCTATCGAGCAGCCACTCGTACACGCCACGCCACCGCTCCCGGTAAGTCGACTCGTCCCGTCCGATAGCGGCAGCCCGACGCCGGTCGCTGACCGGCCCCAGTCCCGACCCGCCGCAAACCTTGCACGGCACCAGCAGCTCCCCAACCATCGCCTGACCCCTGCCCTCGCAGGCCGCGCAGTGCGGCCGCTTGGCGATCTCGCTGATCACTGCCGCCGCCAGGGTCGGCAGCGACTCTAGGGTGCTGATCGGCCAGCACTGCGCCTTGATCCGGCCCAGCCGCTGCTGGGCTGCGTCACGGTTCGCCCGCTGCTCGGCCGTCGCCGCGCCGCCCCAGCCGATGCACACCTCGGCCAGGCCGAGATCCGTCCGGGCCTCAGCCAGCCGGCGCTGCTGGCGCTGCAGCTCCGGCGTCACCAGCGCGATCACCGCGTCCCGCAGCTTATGCCGGCGCAGCGCGGCGCCATCCGGCCACCAGCACGCCTCCAGTAGCTCCCGGCCCAACCCAGCTGGCACCATCCCCAGCGCCGCGGCAATGTCCTGGTTCGTCAGGTCGGGCTTCCCGCCTCCCCGGCCGATGTCGAACTTCACCGTGCTCGGCCCCAGCCGCGCCATCGTCTCTCGTGGATTCATGCCTGTTCCCCTGTCGTTGAGTGACCGGCCGCCGCCGGCCCGCCCGTAATCCTCACCACCACCTGGCCGCCCGGCCGGCGCTCGCTGCTAACAATCGGGTGGCTGATGAACCGCTTGTCGTCGATGCCCAGCACCTGGGCGATGCCGTCCCGGTACGCCTTGAACCGCCCCAGCATGTTGTCGTCGTCCGGAAGCGCCTTCCCCGGCGCCTGATGGAAGCTCACCCACAGGTGCAGCTTCCCCGCCGGCAGCTGCAGCGCGCGCCAACCCGCCTCGTGCGCCAGCACTACCGCAGTCTGCCGGGCATGCTTCGTGGCCTTGGCCTTCCTACTCCAGT